GGAGGCCGCCATGGTCTTCTGCCGTATGCAGCTCGCCACCGGACACTTGGCCAGCCACGGTGTCCTTCTCGACGCGGAGGCCTAAGATGGCAACCAGCACCCTCATCCAGTCCCTCATCATCGGCGCAGGCGCGGACCAGTCGGCCCGCTCCAAGCGTCAGACGTTCCTGGCTGGCGCCGCCATCGCTGCGGGTGACTTCGTGTCGCTCGACACGACGAAGACCGGCGCGGACCGCGCGCTGTACGTTGCCGTCGTGGACACCAGCGGTGGCGCTGTCGCCACTGGCGTCCCCACCATCGGCGTGGCCATGGCTGCCGCCGCGGCTGGCGCCAAGGTGGTCGTGACCGTCGCAGGCTACGCCGAGGGCGCCAACGTCGCCACCGGCTCCACTGCGAACCTGGCGCTTTCCCTGGACACCACGACCAGCGGCCGTGCGGCCATCGCTGCCGCGGCCAACATCAACATCGCAGCCGTGGCCCTCGAGGACGCAGTGGCGAACAAGGCTGATGTCTGGGTCATGCCGTCCATCTGAGTTCAACGTAGCGCCCACCCCACGCGCTACACTGGCCCCGTCCCGTCTCCGTGCGGGGCGGGGCCTTCACACAGGAGCCCACCGTGAACCTCGCAGACCTCCGGGCGTACGTCGGGAACCTCCTGGACTACGACCCCACCAACAGCACGTACGATGGGCAGCTGGACGCCCTGCTGAATGACGCCCAGACCCGTCTCCTGACGGACAGGGCCTGGATGTTCTGCCAGCGCGAAGGGGAGGTCACGGTTCCCACGGACTCCACCAGCTCGTTTGCTGTGGTGAGTGGGTCCGCCACGGTGGCCGGCGCCGGGTTCCCCGTGTCCGGCTCCACTGTCGTCCCGGGTAGCTCCTGGGAAGGTGGCAAGGTCACCATCACGGACGCCAACGGCCTGGAGGGGGACTACGTCATCCGGTACGTGGCGAGCGGTAACCAGCTGTTCCTGGACCGGGACTTCGGAGGGACCACGGGCACGTACGCCGTCACCATCACCCAGCGGGAGGTGTACCTGGCGGGGGATACGGCCACCATCATGATGGTGTCCGACATGGACACGGGCACCCCCACGCCCCAGTTCCAGCTGAGCAAGTACGAGAGGGACTACAGCCGCCTGTCCCGCACGCTTCTGGGCACCCCAGAGGCCTACCTGCCGAGCGAGGGCGCCCGCGTGACCGCACCCCGGAAGGCCCGGGGCGTGACCGTCACCACGCCAGGAGCTGGCCGTGGGGTCCGCACGCTGAACGTCTACATGGTGAACGTCCTGGGGCCTGGAGCGTACACGCCGGAGAGCTACGGCCCCGGCGTCTCCGCCGGCCTGGAGTCCAGCCTGTCCGCTGTCCTGTCCATCACGCTGCAGGACAACGAGGAGCTGGCGCTGGCGCCGGAGACTGTCCCCAGCTCCACCGGCCTCTATCGCCGGTACTACTTCACCGCCCCGGCCCTGGGCATCAACGCCCCCCAGCGTCTCCGCCATGATGGCAGCGGCGGCATCACGGCCAACACGGACACAGTGGCGCCCCCTGGTGGTGTCACGCTGGTCCCGGACACGCGCGTGTCCGTCCTCGAGGGCCAGGCCTTCCAGAGCGCCAGCATCCGGTACCAGGACGCCAACGGCGTGTACCCGTCCATCCAGCTGTACCCGCACCCCAGCGCGGACACGTCGATGGGCGTCCGGCGCCTGGTGGCCCCGCGGCCCATGCGGGAGGACACGGACATACCCCTGGTCCCTGCCGCGTTCGCGCAGGCCATCGCCTACGCCGCCCTTGAGCAGGTCACGCTGAAGCATGACAACGCGGCACTGTCCAACGTCTACCAGCGCAAGCGCACCACGCTCACCCGTGAGATGGAGGCCCGGTACCTGGGCCAGCCTCCCCGGCGCATCCAGCGTGGTGGGTCGGACTTCCGCACCTACCCGAACCCGTTCGGGCCTCTGACCTTCACGCCGTGAGGCCCTAAGTGCATGGAATCACTCAACAATTCCGGGAACTTGGCGCCGTTGTCGAGTTCTTGCCCCAGCCGGCCGATAGCTTCACGCGGCTGGAGAACGTCACAGTGGACCCGCAGACGTTCGGCTGGTCCACGCGCGTGGGCTTCGAGAAGTACCGGCCGGACCCGGCCGTAGGCTTCGAGCCGTTCCAGGCGCTTGGCCCCATTGACTCCCTGTTTGTGTACGAACAGGCGCCAGGTGGGCAGCGCTACACCATCCTGTTCGAGAGCGGCGGAACCCTGTTCCTGTACTGGGAAGTGGGCGGCGTTGGCACCAAGTACGGACTCCAGGACGGCCGCACCATCCCAGCGCCCGGTGAGGCCCCCAGCCAGTACACAGCACTGGCGGACGGCGTCCTGGTCACCAATGGGCGGGATACTCCCGTGGTGGTGCGCCCGTGGCCCCTGCCTGACGCCACCCACGCGGCCGTGGCTGTGGGTGTTGGTGTCCTCCGCCCCCTGGGCTGGGCGGCCCAGGCAGCCGCTCCCGGCCTCCTGGATGTGCAGACCATCACCAGCGCGGCCGGCGCCCCGCCAGCCTCCGCCAACACGGTCACAGGTGACAGTGTGACACTGTGGTGGCCAGACCAGCCTGGCGCCATCAGCCGCCCCAAGGCGTACGGGCTCGGTTTCGCTACCGCCCCCTCCGCAACGGTGGCCGGCAACGCTGCTCAGTTCCGCTACCGCGTGAGCTTCCTGCTGCAGAACGGCAGCGAGTCCCCGCTATCGGACGTGGCGGAGGTGTCCTGGCAGCTCGAGAAGAACACGGAGGGGTTCCGGTACTGCGTGGCCATGGAGCTGCCGACTGGACCGGAGGGAACCGTGGCCCGCCGGGTCTACCGGACCCAGAACGTCAGCCCAGATAGTCCGACGTACGCAGACACGGACCTGTACCTGCTGGACACCGTCCGCAACAACACCGACGCGCTGTGGTTCGACCCGTACAGGTCTACGGCCGTGGGGTCCCTGGCTCCGCCCATCACGGACTCCGTCCCCCTGCCGTCTCCTCGAGCTGGGACGGCCGCTGTCTACCAGGACTGCCTGTTCCTGGATGGTGGCCCCGCGGACGCCAACACGCTGTATTTCAGCAAGCCGGGACTGCCTGACCAGTTCGGAGGCGCGGACTACATCCGCCTGTCCGCCCCAGGTGGCGCTGTGGTGCGCCTGTTCGCCCACTACCGGGTCCTTGTGGTCCTGCGGGAGAACGGCGTGGACGTGGTGTCTGGCGACTACGCCAGCGGGTTCCAGGCCACCACGGTGACCAGTCAAGTGGCCTGCCGCTCCCCCCACACGGTTGACCAGGTCCCTGGGTTAGGCGTCGTGTTCTTGGCCCAGGATGGCGTGTACGCGCTCCAGGGCGGGTTTGATGGTGGTTCGGAGATGCAGGTCCTCCGCCTGTCCGAGCCCATCAAGCGGACGCTCCGCCGCCTCACCCCGGACTGCGCGGCCAGGGCGGTGGGCCGGTACTCCCCGATGGACCGGGCCTACCACTGTTACATCCCTGTGGACGGGAACGACCGCCCGAACCTGGGCGTGGTGTTCCACACGGAGAAGGAGGGCTGGTCCATGCGCACCGGCTTCCCCGTGGGGTCCCTCGACCGCCTCCACAACGGGGCGCTGGTCTTCGGCCACAACACGGGCACCACGCCGGGGAACAATGACCCCGCGGGCCTGTTCGTCATCAGCTCCCGCCGGACCATGGGCGGGGCCATCGTGGAGGACGCCTACGTGGAGAACGGACCGCCCACCAGCATCATGAAGACGGCCTGGCTGGACCTGGGGGACGCCCAGCTGCAGAAGCGCGTCCAGTACGCCACGCTGTGGGCCATGACCACAGGCAGCGTCAACGTGTCCGCGGAAGCGTACAAGGACTTCCAGCGGGAGGGCATCCCGTGCCGCCCCTACCTGGCCCAGCCTCCCGACGCCCAGAACCTCCCCGTGTATGACTCCGCCACCATCGGCTCCGCAGTCTGGGAGGACACCCAGCTGGTCCCGCTCCGTATCGGCGTGGCCCAGCAGTCCTGCGCGTGGTTCGCGCTCGAGGTGTCCACCACGGATGACCTGCTGGTGGTGGGCTGGGAAGTGGAGTACCGGATGCCAGGAACCTCCACCATCGCAGGAAAGCGCGGATGAAGTACTGGACCCAACACCAGGCGCGGCCCCTGCAGACCACGGAGGCGGACCAGCTCAACG